CGCGAGCGTCGTGGGGTCGCCGTAGAGCGCCGTAGCGCCGTTCGGTGACAGCGTGAACGCCGTGATCTGCTGCGTGGTCGTGATCAGCACCTCGGTGCCGTCAGGCGTGGCCGTGTTCAGCGGCAGCGTCACCGTGCCGGTGGCCAGCGTGCCCGCGGGCTGGATCAGCGCCCATTGCTGCTGCGAGACAGGCGTGGGCAACGCGATATTGAAGCCCGTACCCGGCGTGTAGAAATTCACCGCCATCGTAGGCGCGGCGAACGACTGCTGGAAATACTGCAGCAGCGTGTTCAGGCTCGACCGCCTGGCGTCGCCGTTGGCGGTGTTGTAAACCGCGATCTGGTCGCCGCTCGAGAGTTGCGAGACGACAGGTAGTTGATTGATCAGCGGCATGGTGCGCCCTCAGTAGAGTTCGATGGGGCCATCCGGCCCAGCCAGCACCGGATCGACCGGCCCCGGCATGAACGGCGTGTCGTAGCGCCACGGCTTCTGCCCTGCGCCCAGCGGCAGCGTGCGGGGGAACTGCTGCTCGGCAGGGAACGTGGCCCGAGCCAGCAGGGTGTCGTATCCGAGCTTGGCCGTCGTGCGCGTGTCGATCTGCACCGTCTTGCCGTACTGCGGCGCGATGCGGATGGCAAGATTCGCCACGATGGCCTCGTTCGCGCTGTCGGGCACCTGCGTCTCGGTGTCGAGGTCGCTGTCCTGCGGGCTGCTTGGCAGCGGGTAGCCCAGCCGGATGCCCTTGGCGTTCCAAGTCGCCATCATCGCGTCCAGCCGGCGCAGCGCGGTGTCGAGCTGCTGCGGCTGGAGGTCAAAGGTGTAGTTCGCCATGCCGAGTTCGGCAAAGGCTTCCTCCACGAATTGTCTCTTAGTGTTGCTCATATCGGGTCGTCGTCAGCCGGTGCCGGGGCAGCCGCCATCGCGGCGTTGATCTTCGCCAGCAGCGTCTCGTCGCTCCAGCGCCGATCGACCTTCAGGCCCAGCAGCTCGGCCTGCTGCATCATCTCGGCGCGGGTCGGCGGGGCGTTGTCTGCGGGCGCAGGCTCGGGTTCCGGGGCAACCTCGACCACCTCGGCCTCGACCACCTCCTCGTCCCACGGCCCAGCCTGGTTGCAGGCCGTCCAGACGTTCAGGTGCCAGCCATCGGCCAGCGCCGCCTCAACCTGCTCCATCGTGTCGCAGGCCAGCGTCGAGAACGTCGTCGCGCTGCCGTACCTGTCCAACGGGCCAGGCCAGGTGCCGCCGCGCTTGTAGAGGATGGTCGGCAGTTCGACGCGGATCATTTCTTGCCCTTCTTGGCGGTCTTGGCCGACTCACGGAACGCGGCGGCGGTCGGTGCGCCCTTCGCGCCAGGCTTGCGCATCTTCTCGCCGCTGCCGGCAGCGATGCGCTCGCGCTTGGCGTTGATTGCAGCGTAGAGGCCAGGAGATCCAGGCTTCTTCACTTCATCCCCTTCTTCGCAGGGGCCTTGCCCGGCTTGCCAGCCTTCATGGCAGCGGTGCGAGCCGTGTTCAGCGCGATGGCGACGGCTTGCTTCTGCGGACGCTTGTTGCCCTTCATTTCCATAGAAATATTCTCGCTGATTGATTTCTGCGAGTAACCCTTCTTCATCGGCATCTCAGTCTCCTGATACGAAAACGCGGGCGGCAGCCTCAGACCACCGCCCGCGTGTCACTCGGTTACCCGATCAACGCTGCTGGTGAGCGCCGACCCAGTCCACCGTCATCGACCGCGCCACCGCCGTGCCGTTCTGCACCAGCATGGACAGGCGCAGTTCGCCGGTTGGCAGGTTGGCCAGCGAGGTCGCCTCACCGATGATCTGGCGGTTTTGGGTGTAGAACAGCTTCGCGCCATCGTAGTAGAAGCCGACGTTCACGTAGGTGTCGTTGGCCATCACGATGCCGGTCGTCACCACCGTCTCGGTCGAAGACGCCTCGATGACGAGGTTCAGCGCGGTGGCGGTGGTCAGGCGGCGGAAGTACACGCCATCCGACACGCCACCCTCGGGGTCGGTGTCCGTGACGTACAGGCCGATCATGGTGTCGGCCAGCACGTTGTCCACCTTGAACCGAGCGTCGAACCACAGCGCCTTGCCAGCCGTGAACTTGAAGCACTCGCCGTTGGTCTTGCCGAGCTGCAAGGCGTGCTTGTCGTTGTCGGTGCCCGCGTTGGTCAGCACCAGCGTGCCTCCCACCTCGTCGCCCGACAGGTCCGTGCCCGCGCCCGTCTCGGTGATCGTCCAGGTGTTGCTGTCGTACTCCACGAAGTCCGTGAAGTAGCCGAAGAACGACGGGTTGCCAATCGGTGCGTCGAACACGACCGCGCCCATCGGGTTCGTGTCGACGTTGTAGAACACCTGATTCGGGCCGGCTTCGATCTTGATCACGCCGCCGCCCGTAAACGGCCCGAAGCTCTTCTCCTCGTCGGACACGGTGCCGAGCAAGGTGTACGAGTTCGGGTAGTTCGGGAAGCCAGCCTGCCGGTAGACAGACGCCGGATTGCCCGGACCCGTGGTGCGCACCGCGATTGCCTGGGTGGCAGTCAGCGAGACTTGAACCTCGCCGTGGGGGAAAACAATTTGCTGTGCCATTTCGGTTGCTCCTGGTGGCTCAGTTGAACATCAGCACGCCAGCCATTTCGGGCTGCTTGCACACCACACCGAAGAGGCAGTCCAATCGGTACTTGGTCTTCATGTTGTTGATGTCGTACTGCTTCGTCATGACCAGTTCGATACCCTGATCCGTGCTCGCGCGCATCACGGCCGCACCGGCATCTGTCGGCACCGCATAGCGACCCGGCAAAAGCTCGATGGCGTCCTTGTGCCAGAAGCAGTTCAGATACGAGGCCGTCGTGTTCAGGAACGTGATCGCGGCGGTTGCCGAGGTCGAAGTGATCCGGCAGTTCGCGTACTGCTGGGTGCTGTCCACGCCAGCCTGCGCCGGGATCAGCGGGGGGCTGATCACGAGCGTCGTGGCCGACGGCACGGCGATCACGCGGAACGTCTTGGGCTGGCCCGTGTCTTCCTTGGTGATCATGTGCACGGCGTTGACGTTGGCAATCGTGAACGAGTCGCCCACCGCGATGCTGGTGGTCGAGTTGACCGTCACCGTCTGGAAACGGTTGTCCACGTTGCTCGTCTCGCCCGTGGCCGAGGTCGAGGTGGCCTTCGGGGTGTAGTAGTTCCCGCCCGCTGCCGTCGTGTTGATCTGGATGCCAGCACCCGCCGCAGCAGCCTTGCGCTGGGCGTAGTCCAGCTTGTACGTCTCGAACGAGGCGACCTGGCCCACGAACGCCCGACGCAGCGCGCTGTCGGAGATGTCGTTGCCGAACGACCGGGTGTTCTTCGCCAGATCGGACGCCATGCCGTTGTAGTCGCGGGTGCTGAGAGCGAGATACCGGCTGTCCATCGGAACGCCCGTCTCGTTCATCACCGCCTCGACAAGCGCCACATCATCGAAGCCAGTGGCGGCCGAACGCTTGATCGCCAGCGTCCCCTGCTGGCCTGCAACGGTCAGCACGGCGACGTTGATGTCGCTGGCGAGCTTCTGCTTGGCGGCATCGCCCAGGCGACCCTCTTGCAGCGCATCACGCAGTTCGGTCGCGCTCATGATCCACGGCACCGACTTCTGGTAGCCGATGGTCGCGGGAACGGTGAGCTGGGTGTAGTCGTCGAAATTGCCCGTCATGTCCGTGCCGTTGTACGACACAGCGATGTAGGGCATCGGACGCCAGATGACGTTGTTGGTCCGCTCCATCATCGTCTGATCCGTGTTGTAGACCGAGACGTTGCGGGACAGTACGAGGGCGTCTTGGAAGCCTGCAAGCAGGTCTTCGAACGCGACGCGCTCTTCCTTTGAGAAGGCGTTGGCCATTGGTGGCTCCTAATCGGAATGAGTGAACGATTGCGGCTACTGCCGCGCCTGCTTACTCACCCGGTCGGAGTCGGGCGGCCACTCGTGATCTGGTCGCTACTGCCACTTGAGGGCTGGCGAAACCCGGTGCGATTGGGCCGAATATAACACGGCCCGTGGGTTCGTCAAGCCCTCGCGCTCGCCTTCGCCGCCAGTTGCCGCTTGTACGCCACGACCTTCGTCATGTCGCCCGTGCGGGACGCCTCCTCGCGCAGCCTCTCCAGCGTCGTATCTGACCCGCCGCTGACGGGTGCGGTGCCTGCCGGCAGGCTGCGCTCGGGCGCGGGTGGCTTGGTGCGGGGGGTGACCTTCAATTGTGCCTCCAGTTTGGCGACGGCAAATGCGAACTTCACCGGGTCGGTGATCGACGCGAGTTCCTTGGCGCGCTTGGGGTTCTTGCCCAGCGCGTAGACGACGAGCGCGGGGTTCTCCGCGCCCTGCAGCACGACCCCCTGCTGTGTGACGTTCAGCGTCTCCATGACCGTGTGCTCGGCCTCGTCGTAGTCGCGCACCTTCAGGTCGGACTTCGCCTTGCCGTACCCATCGAGCTTGGCCTGCCACGCCTTCTGCGCCTCTTCGGCCTGGCGCTGGGCCTCGCGCTCGGCCTTATCAGCCGTGGCCTTCTGGGCGTACCACGACTCCAGCGCCGTCTCGTATCGGTCGGTGTCGTAGTCGTGGTCTTCGAGCTTGGGCTTCGGGCCGACAGTGGGCCGTGCGGCCGGTGCGGCCTGCTCCTTCGCCTCGTACTCGCGCACCTTTTTCTGCAGTTCGCGGTGCTGCTTGCGCAGGTCGCGCACCCACTCAGGGGCGGCGCGTTCCTCGTCCTCGGCTGGCGGGGCATCGTCTCCGATGCTGACCGTCACCTCGTCGGGTTCGGGTGCGGCGGCTGCAGGGGCATCAGCCTGGGGAGACGGGTCAGGCGTGTCTGGTGCGCCCTGAGCCGCCGCAACCTGCTCGCCCTCGTCCTCGGGCGTGTTGTCCTCGTTCCCGTCGTGCACCTCTTGCGTGCCATCGGGCTGCGTTACTTCAATTCTGATTCCCATCCGTCTTCCCTCTACTCGCGCGTTACCGGCCGCGCGGATGCCGTTCGGCGTGGTGCCGTTCAGTGCACACTGATGCCCAGCATCCCCAGCAGGTGCCGAGCCTCGTGGTCGTGGAGCGCCATGACTGCCGCGATGGCGTCCTCTTCATCCCGCAGAATCTCCCGCAGCGACTGCACCGCGTCGGCCAAGTCCTGCTGCAGCCCCTCGCGGGCCTCGCTTTCGATCTGCAGCTTCGCCAACTCCCGGCGCAGACTCTCGACTTGGGCAATCTCGCCCGTGTAGTCGGTCAGCTTGCGCGCGATGCGCTGGGCCTGCGGCTGCGGTGCGGCGTCCAGTACGTCGCGGATGTCCTGCAGTTCCTGCGATGCCTCGGCACGGAACCGCGCCAGACTCGCCTCCAGAATTTCCCGCTCGCGGCCCCAGCCCTCGCCGCGCCTGCGTCTGCCCTGCGCCGCGTTACCCGGCCCGCCGCCGCCCGATGGCGTGACAGGCGCAGGCCCGCCGCGCGACTGCAGCAGGGTCAGGAACATGCGTTAGCCCAGCGACCGCAGCGCGGAGATGGTGGCCTGCGTCTCCGCAATTTCGTCTTCCAGCCGCTCGATGGCGGCCGAGTCGCCAATCGCCGTTGCGTCGGCGTGCTGGCCGTTGAGGTGCGCCAGCCGAGCCTGGGCCAGCTTCAGGAGGTCAGCGATGGTCATAGTTACACCAGGGCAATGAGTTCTTGGGACACCGTAGACAGGTGCGACTGCAGCAGGATCACGTCGTACTTGTCCGTGCCGTCGAGCGCCGCGTAGGCCGCCATGCGCGATCCCACAGCGGCCACACCTGACTGCAAAAAGTCGGTCGGCGTGTGGGGCGACAGCACGCGATTCTTGGCGTCGAAGCGGAACAGTTGATTTACCGCCGATGCGACGTAGATGTTCATGTAGGTGAACCGGCCTTCGCCGCCGTATGGTGCGTAAGCGCCGGTAGTACCCGCGCCGATAGTTGCTGTGCCCCCGTCGTAGGTGATCGCGCCCGTCCACGTTCCGGTGATGCTGGCCGAGATGTCGAGCACATCCAGCGTGGTCGCGCCGCCTCGGAAGAAGTAGCAGAACGAGTGCCGCGCATTGCGAGCTGGATCGGGCTGGATGCCGAAACTCTGCACCCATATGCCGCCCGCCGCGTTGGCAGTAGGAGCCACGCCGAAGTAGGTCGTGCTCCAGGCGTTCGCCGCGATGCTGTTCGTGCCGTTGTTGATCGTCGCGTCGGTGTAGTTGTACGTGTACACCGTCGTCGTGGCCGTCGAGCGCAGCAGCAGCAGATTCGGCTGCTCGATGACGTACTTGGCATCGGCGCTCGGCTGCGTGGCCCAGGCGGTGCCCAGCGTGTAGACCGGCGACGGGCCGGCCGTGTGCGAGGCGATGATGCGCCGCTGGCCGACTGCGGCCGGGGTCGTAAGGTCTTGGACGATGCGGATCTGGAAGTTCCTATATTCGTTCGCGGCAACCACCGCATCCCCAAGCGTAGCCTGCCCGGTCAGCGTAGACGCGGCCCGCGCCGTGGCAACCAACGCCTTGCGTACCGTGATGTTCGTGTCGTAGGTGAACGCGCCCAGCACCATGCCCTCACCGGGGTTCATGTTGTAGGGCGTGTACTGCTCGTCCAGCACAATCGCCGCCGAGTCGGTGCCGATGGTGGCGGGCAAGTTGGTGTTCGTGAGCGAGGCGAGCGTGTTCGTCGCCACCTCAAACGAACGGAAGATGGTCGCCGCCAGCACACCGGCAGACAGCATCATCACGCGGCCCGAGAGCAGTTCATACCGCGCGCCCGTGGCCGGCGTGAACGTGAAGGCGTTGTCCAGCGTAATGACTGGGGTCGCGCTCGCCGTGTTGCCGACGATGAAGCGCTCTTCAGTCTTGCCCGCCGTCGTGTCAATGATGCGCAGCTTGAAGCCGTAGTCGCCGCTGCCGCCTCTGTTCGCCAACATGTTCACGCCGACCGCCGTGGGCAGCGCGGTTGAGAGCGTCACGCTCGTCGTGGTCGCGCCTGCCGCAATGGTGCCGACAGCCGCGAAACTGGGGGCAAACACGCTTGCCGCGCCAGCGCCGAACGTGCCGCCGAGGCCGGGGTTGATGGCTAGTTGCCACGCCTTGGTGATGATGTTGTACCGGTTCAGGATCGCCGCGCTGATGAGGTTGTGCACGAACGGATGGCGGCTGAGGTCGCTGCGCATGTCGGCGCACATCGAAGACGCCGCAGCGTGCGCGTTGGGAGACGGGGCAACCTGAGCCCACAGCAGGCGGTCAATGACCTTCTTGAAGTTGTTCGCCATGATCGTCCTTCAGGAGATGAGCGAGCGCACACAGTCGCGCCACGCCGAGAGATTGCTGCCGCGCGTCAGGAGTTGCGGCTGATCGCCGCCGAGGCCGGCGATGTTCGTCACCGCCGAAACGGTCGTGACGGTCGTGACGGTCGTCACCGTTCCAGACTCCAGCGTCGCCGTCACGCGCTGCCGCTGAATTGTGCGGTCGTAGCCCTGCGGCGCGCTGAGTGCGTTGATGATCCGCGACAGTTGGAGGTGATTCTCCTCGTCGTGGACCGTGAGCGTCACGCTCGGGTCGATGCCGGTGATGTCAACGTCCAGCGGCGCGGCCCGCAGTTCGGTGTCCGTCAGGCCGCCCGTAGTGACCGCCAGCGGCGTTACCGCCGTGATCGGCAGCGGGTTCGTGGCCGACACATCGACGGCGACACCATCGTCACCGATGCCCAGCTTCACGCGCTGGTGCAGAACCCCGGCGATCTCGTCGGCCGCGACTGTCGCGCCTGAACCTGGGGTGTAGCCTACGTTGTCGGCCATCGCTTACTCCGTCTCGATGCGGGAGATGCGTCCGCGCTCGCGTACCACTCGCTTGGGGCGGCTGATCGCCTCGATGGCCTTGTCGGTGTTGCGGCTGCTCGTTGCCGCGAATTGTCCCACGGCATCGCTCATGCGGCCCACGGCATCACCGATCACGGCCACGCTCTGTCCGAGGCCCGCAACAGCCTGCTGCATGGCCTGCGAGGCCTGCACCATGCTGTCGTTGGCCTGGCGCTCGGCTCGGAGCTGCTCGATCTGGCCGTCGGTGGCCTCGACGCGGTTGCGGCGCAGTTGGTTCTCAAGCTGCATCGCCTCAATCTCAAGCGCCGTCCTCTCGTCGATCTGAGGCGTGGCCTGCTGCACACCGGACTGAACCGTGCCAGCGACGGCCTGCTGCGTTCCGCCTGCCTCGCCCACCTTGGCCAGCGTCTCGACGGTCTTGGCCTGCGTGAGTTCGGAGTCTGCGATGGTCTTGACCACGCCTGCACGGGCCTGCGCGGCCTTGGCGAGCGCTTCCTCTGCCGCAGCCTGCAGAAACACCGCGTTCGGGTCGGGCTGAGAACCAGCCTGGGCCATCTGTGCGGCCTCCTCCTCGGTCGGCTTCACCACGCCCATCTGCACCAGCTGCGCGCGGAAGAACTCGCTGATTTCGCTCAGGCCCTCGCCTTCCATATTCATCAGCGCCGCTGCCTGCAGCACCTTCTGCGCCTCGGGGTCTTGCGTCACGGCCATCATCTGCGTGAGGGCGCGCACCGTCGCGGCACGCTTGCTGCTCGAGGACGGGCCGACCTCAACGGCGACATCGAACTCGGCCTCTGAGAGATCGTTCTCGTGCTCGAGCTCGCCCTCGTCGTTCACCATCGGCCGCATCAGTTCGATGCTCGACATCTGGCCCTGCGAGCCGATGCCCTTCATCTTCCGGCCAGGCTCTGCGTACACCTCGCGGGCCATGCCGAGCCAGACCTCGCCAGCGCGGCGCACGGATTTGGCGTAGTTCGACATGTAGATGAACGTCTGCATGTCCAGCCGCTGCTGGACCATCTCGACGGCCTTGCCGCTGACGTTGGCGACGATCTTGTCGCCCTGCTCCTGATTCCCGAGGACGTCTTTCATGTCCTGCTCGGTGATCTGCAGTAGCGCAGCCATCGCAGGCGGGATCTGAGGGGACTTCGTGTAGGCCAGCGGTCCAGCAGCCTGTGCGCTGCCGTCCGGGCCTGTGATCGGGTTGATGAGCAGGTACGGGTAATTTCGCAGGTTGTCGTCCTGCCACATCACCTGATGACCGGCGACCTGCTCGGGGGTCAGGATGGGCTTCTCGACGCTCGAGAGCGCGGCGATCTCGGCCAGCTTTGACCGCTGCATGTTCGCCAGGCGCTGGGCGTCCTTGGCCAGCCTGACATGCCCCGCGCAGCGCTCCACGTTGTCGATGAACCAGCGGCGGCCGTAGACCGGGATGATCGGGATGTGCTTGCCGGCGATGAAACCGGAGTCCTCGAGCACCTTCGCGCCGCTCAGGACATACTTTCGCACCCGCTGACGCTTCATGCGCTTCTGTCGAACCTCGACAGAACCGACTGCCTCGAGCTGCGCCAGCATCTCCTCGTCCAGCTCGCTGTCCCGGTAGCGCTCCTCCTCGCCGTCCAGGCTGCGGAATATGCGCACGGTTTCGGAGACCATCTCGACGCGGAAATACTCGGCAACGTACACGACGTCAGGCGTGAGCCAGTCGAATTCGTACTGATGGATTTCCTTCGGCCACGATGCCGGGTCGTCGCCGTACTCGGCCCGATACGCCTCGCGGGTCATGCTCGTGAGCACG